TGCTCAAGAACTACGACGGGCAGGATCTCGGGGAATTCCGGCGGAACGTGGCGTTGTATCGAGCCGTGAAGGTTATGGGCGACCTTGGCGGCGGGGTTGATACGATCGACCTGAATATCGATACTGAAGCGAACGAAAAGCACCTGGACCGGCTCCGCAAGGACATTTATGAATTCGGCCGCGGGGTGGACACGCAGTCGGAGCGGTTCGGAGGCGACCGTTCGGGCGTGGCACTCAAGTTTCTGTACGCGGACTTGGATATGGACGCCAACATCATGGAAACCGAGTTCCAGGCGTCGCTTGAACAGCTCATGTGGTTCGTGAACGTCCACTTGGCCAACACTGGCGCCGGGGACTTCGCGGACGAGGATGTCGAATTCGTGTTCAACCGTGACATCCTGATCAACGAGACCGACGCGATCACGAACATCCGCAACAGTATGGGCATATTGTCCGATGAAACGCTGGTCGCCCAGCATCCGTGGGTGACGGACGTGAGGGAGGAACTGGAGCGGATTCGACAAGAGCGAGCAGCAGCCCTTCAGCCAGTTGACGGCTACGATCAGCTTGGTGGTCAGCAGCCGACCGATGACGGTGAGGGCGAATGAAGCCGGCCGAATATTGGCGCCGCCGTAGCGAGGAGGTGGCCGCCCGGCAGTTCGCCAAGGCGGAAGCTTATCAAAAGGAGCTGGCGCAGGAATACGCCCGGGCGACGGAGGAGATCCGGCGGGCGATCGAAGTGTTCTATCAGCGCTATGCTGAGAATGGCGAGGTCAGTATGGCGGAAGCCCGCCGGCAGCTGTCCGGGTCGGAGCTGCGCCGGTTCAGGATGACGCTGGAGGAATTCATTCAGAAGGCCAAAAACAACGCTGACGGTCGCTGGACGAAGCAGCTCAATGAAGTCTACTATCGGGTCCGCGTGAGCCGTTATGAGGCGCTCTTGACTGAAATCCAGCAGCAGGTCGAAATGCTGGCCGGTATTCGGCAGAAACGAATGCGGCGTCACCTGGGCGACGCGTACGAGGACACCTACTATCGGACGATTTACGAAATTCAGCGTGGCACCGGCTTCGGTGCTACGTTCGCAAAGGTTGACCAAGAGACGCTGGAGAAGGTTCTCGGAACGCAATTCGCCGGGGCAAACTGGTCCAAGCGAATTTGGGGAGACCGGGACAAGCTGGTCACGGAGCTGCGCACGCGCCTGGCGCAAGCATTTATCCGTGGCGAGTCCGCCGAGAGAACGGTGCGGGAGCTGGCCGAGCGGATGGGTGTCTCGCTTTCCAATGCCGAGCGGTTGATCCAGACCGAAACGGCTTTTTTTGTTGGCGAGGCTACGGCCGCAGCCTACAAAGCCAGCGGTGTTGTCGATCAGTACGAATTCTTGGCCACGTTGGACAGCCGAACGAGCGAGATTTGCCGTAGCATGGATGGCAAAGTGTTCAAGCTTTCCGAGCGTGAAGTCGGCGTGAACTCCCCGCCGCTGCACGCGCGCTGTCGGTCCACTGTGGTGCCGTATTTTGACGATGAGGTTGACCCCGGTGAGCGGATCGCACGTGATAAGGACGGAAAGACGTATTACGTGCCGGGTGACATGACATACCAAGCGTGGTATGATCAGTATGTAGTTTCCAAGCAACCTCCGAAGACGCTGCCCATGCCAGATTCTTATTTACCGGCGGCTTTGATGGTTGATAAGGTTCGCAATCTTTGGATACCACGGGATACGACCATTCAGGATGTGCACATCATCGCTGGAAAAGGCGTTTCAACCGAACTGAGGGCGGCGGAAAAGCTGTCATCAAAGTACGGTGGAAACCCGGAAGATTGGCAAAAGGCCGTTGGTAAAGTGGTGTCCGACAAGTACGAGTTTGACGTCCACTGGTACCAACTGGGGGACCGAATGTATGAGCATAAGATCAAGGCTTACAAGGAAAGGAGGGAATAGAAAAGTGAGAGTCAGGTATGTCGGTGAGAGCTTCGGCGTCGACGGATTGACGAATGGAAAGGTGTACGAGTGCCTTGGCGTTGAAGGTGCGTTTTTGAGGGTAATCGACGACTCTGGAGAAGACTACTTGTACTCCGCAAAGGCGCCTGCCCCGTTGGACTCAAGCGGCCCCGGTGGGAGATGGGAAATCATCGAAGATGACGACAAAGGAACACTTCAAAAGGCCGTTTACGGCTAACAAGCACTCCCGCAAACCAAAGGCGAGAGTGCTTTTTGTTTGGGCTCCGGATGAGACTTCCGGGGCCCAAACTATTACCGGACGCAACCGGGATAACAAGCGAAAGGATGATGCGTGATGGATTGGTTGAAAAAGCTGTTGGAGAGCCTGGGGCTCTCCGCTGAGAACGTCCAGAAGGTTGTCGAGGGGGTGGAAGAGCACTACAAAGGCTGGGTTCCGAAACATCGGTTTGACGAGGTGAACGAGGCCAAGAAGGCGGCCGAGGAAGCGCTGCGCGACCGCGACAAGCAGCTCGCCGACCTGAAAAAGGCAGCCGAAGGCAATGAGGAGCTGCGCAAACAGATCGAGCAGCTGCAGGCCGACAACAAAGCCGCGGCTGAGAAGTACGAGGCCAGGATCAAGGAAATGGCTATCACGACGGCCATCAAGTTGGCGGTCGCCGGCCAGGTGCACGATCCTGATCTGGTGGCCGGGCTGCTCGACAAGTCCAAAATCGAGATCGACGAGAACGGCACGATCAAAGCCGGGCTCGAAGATCAGCTGAAATCCCTGCGTGAAACCAAGGGATTTTTGTTTGTCGAGCAGAAACCGGCCGGACAACCGCAGTTCAGGGGCGCAACGCCGGCGGACGGCAGGGATAAGAGCAACGGACAACCGCAACCTCAATCCCTGGCCGACGCTGTGGCCGCCTACTACAACAAAACCTAACGGGAGGTAATGCAGAATGCCTGTAACGCTGGCAGAAGCGAAGAAAAACGTACAGGACGCCCTGACGCTGGGTGTCATCGACGAATTCCGAAAGTCGAACTGGTTGCTTAACAACATTACGTTCGATGACGCGGTTTCGCCGACGGGCGGCGGGGCGACGCTCACCTATGGATACACCCGGCTGGTGACGCAGCCGACGGCCGCGTTCCGTGCGATCAACACGGAATATGCGCCGCAAGAAGTGACCAAACAGCGCTACACGGTCGATCTGAAAGTGTTTGGTGGTGCATTCGAGATCGACCGGATCATCGCCGGCATGGGTGGCATTATCAATGAGGTCACCCTGCAGATGCAGCAAAAAATCAAGGCGGCGCAAGCGCTGTTCAACGACACCGTCATCAACGGCGACAGCGCGGTTGACGCGAACGCCTTCGACGGACTGGAAAAAGCGCTGACGGGCAGCTCGACGGAATTCATCCCGGGTGCCGCGATCGACCTTTCGACGTCGGATGCGATCGACGCTAACTACAAGAAGTTTTTGGACCTGATGGACGAATTCCTCGCTCTGCTTGACGGTCGCCCCTCGGCGTTGCTCATGAACAGCAAGCTGTGGGCGAAAATCCGTGCTTGCGCGCGGCGATCCAGCGCGTACACGGAGACGAAAGACGAATTCGGCCGGAACGTTTCGACCTACGACGGCATCCCGCTGATTGATGTCGGCGAGAAACCCGGGTCCAATAATCCGGTCATTTCGGTCGACGGTACGACTGGAGAAACCAGCCTGTACGCGGTTCGTCTTGGTCTTGACGGTTTCCATGCCGTGTCGATGGCCGGTCAGCCGCCGGTCCGCACATGGCTGCCCGACTTCTCGACGGCCGGCGCCGTGAAGAAGGGCGAGGTCGAAATGGTCGCAGCGGTCGCTCTGAAAGCCACCAAGGCGGCCGGCGTGTTCCGGAAGATCAAGGTTGCGTAAGGGGGCGGTCTGTTTGGCGAAGATTTACGCGCCTAACAAGCAATACACCGGTGTCTCGGCCAGCGTGACGTTCGTGAATGGGGTAGGAGAAACTTCCGATCCTCACCTGATTCAGTGGTTCCGGGAACACGGTTACACTGTGGAGGAAGAAGAAAAAGAGGAAAAGCCCAAACGCCCTAAAGGCGGCGACCGCGATGCCGGCGACTGAGGTTCTGGCCGCGATCAAGCTCCGGCTGGGGCTGGACGACTCGCATGATGCGCTGATCGACTCCTACGTGCAGGAGATCGGCCAGCGCATCCTGCATTACACGAACCTGGCCGAGATCCCTGCCGAGCTTGAACACGTGTGGGTGTCCATGACGATCGACACGCTCCGGATCGAGCAGTCGAACCTGCCGGGGATCGCCGAAACGACCGGCGGGGGCGAGTCCGTCACGGTCGGCGACACGTCGACGGCCCCGGCCCGGCCTGCTGGGCTGACCAACACGGCCAAGTCGGTGATCGACGAGGTCGTGCTGAATTACCGGGTCGATCTCAACCGGTACCGGAAGCTGAGGTGGTGACGATGAACCTTACGCGGCACCGCCGAGCGATCGAGCGGCTGTACACGGACCGAGCGACGATATACCGGTACCAGCCGGTGAAAGATCCGGAAACGAAAACGACGAAGCTCGTCCCGCAGCCGGTTTATACGGATCAACCCTGCCGGATCTCGCAGCGCGCACTGGCGACGAATAACCAGACCGAAGCGCAGAATGAAATCCGGTATGAAACGAAGCTGTTCATCGCGCCGGAGGTGGAGATCCGGCAGGGGGATTTGATTGAGGTTACACGCGGCACGGTGACGCGTCGGTATACTGCCGGTGAGCCGTTCCCGTATTCGACGCATCAGGAAGTGTCGATCCAGCGCGAGGAGTGGGCGTGATGAATGATCTGCTCGAACGTCGTTCTGTGCGGGACGAAATTACGATCACGATCCATTTTGTGGACGGGAACTTATTCGTCCAGCCGCTGCCGATCGACCAGGCTGATGCCGTGCAGGAATTTATGGACTGGTTTCGGGATCCCGGGAAACACAAAGTTTGGGCTTGGCATGTGGTGGCCGAGCAGAAAATCCACATGTTGAACCATGCACACATAATGGGCGTGGACATTGAAGGGTACATCGAACCGGAAGGCCGGCCGTCTCGGTGGTACGAACGTTTGGCTGATCGGATTCGGTTGAGGTGGCTCTGATGTCCAAGTGGGGTAAGTTCGACTTCTCCGAATTCGAGCGGCTGGCCAAGACGTTCAAGAAGGCGCTGGACGAGCGTGTCATCGAACGGTTCATTCAGGACTTCCTGCTTGAGATGGCCTACCGCGCTGAAAGGAAAATCAAAAAGCGGACACCGGTCGATACTGGTGAGCTTCGCCGGAATTGGAAGGTCGGCCGGGTCGAGCGCCGGGGCGATGCGTACCAGGTCGAAATTTACAACAATACGCACTATGCCCAGTTCGTTGAGTACGGCCATCGGACCGGGAAAGACCTCACG